CTATCCATCTATGGTATCACTCTCAAATGTGAACCCACCAATGGTCGGCTAGGAGTATGGCACGGTATGTTATTAGGCGACGTTGAGGTCGAGCCTAAAATTGTTTCTATTTTTTGCTAGCCCCCTTCTTTGGCGCTTTAGCTCCAACGCCCACTAGTGTTTCCAGCTCGGAGACGGGGAACTCTAGTGATAGGGTGGTATTGTCGTTAAAGTAAATAACAGTCTGCCGATCTGTTCCCTCGAAGCGCTTTACGGTATCAAGGTTCACGGATGCTGCTGTTTTATTTCTGGTTTCTAGCCTGATGAAGTTCATATTGATATATATAGCCTATGTTTTTATATAATGTCAAATTTATTATTAAATAAATCAGGTCGAGCCTCCTTGATTTTTTTATTACAGAATCGCTGCAATACCTTGAAGTCGATCTGAGGATTCTTATTTGCCTTTAAGATGTCCCAAATTTGCTCCGTCACAAAGTCATGCCAGATTACGCCCAGCAACTGAGGAATCATTCTAGCATTCCACCCCTCATCGCCAATGGTTCTGAGGAATGCCTTGTCAATAATATCCTTGCTCAAGAAATCATTAACAATCTTCTCCTCAATGTAAGAAGTGCCACGAGATACAGGGGCTCCCATTTCTCTGGTGTGCCTCTCCTTAAACTCATTAGTAACCATTTTGCCCCAACAGACTCGCCCAAACTTATTAACGAAGTCGTAGTTCTTTACCACAACCCCCTCTCCGCAACCTTCCCCGTCTTGGATGAGGTATGTATTTTCTGCTAAACACCTCTTAATATCCATTAATTTTGGGTTGATAATGATACGAGTGCATGGAACATGATGAAACAGGATATTTGAACCTAAATACTTATAATGAATGTATTTACCATCTACAATCACGTCGAATATGTAGAACTGTCGCCAAGCGTCTTCCGTGTAGGTCTTTAGCGAGTGAGGAACAAGCCATTCACCGTAAACATGGGAGTCATACGGCAGCCTCTCCATTATGGCTTGCAGCCACTCACAGTCCATTGCCCACCGCATAAATCCTGCATTATCCGCATCTAGTGATAGTTCTCGTTTTCTGGAGCCGTAATGAATCTTTCCGTAACAATCCTTCCATACGTGAGCATTAGTTCCATCAATCTTGGGGAAGATATAACACTCCCCCTCAAGGAGGCCGTTAACTTCATCGGAGCCTAGTTTTTCTACGTGTTGGTATTGCTGATATACGCTGCTCATAAATAAATCTCTAGGGAAATAAAAATAAAAGTCAATAAATACGTGACAATTAATTATGTATGTTATAATTTGAAATTATTGACAGGAAGATAAATTCCTGCATACCGCTCTAACCCGTATCGTTACAGGCGGAATTAAGGAGTACAGCAATCAGGTCTGACCGCTATTTCCCAACCTGATAACTATTTGCCCGTGGGGCAAGAACGCTAATCGTGTATTACTGGCAAGCTGGCGATTGTTCTTACGTGATGTCTGAAGTCTCGATTCTACATGGATCATTCTCAGCAACATTCTCCCATCTTCGGATGGGGGAAGTGTGTCTTCCGAACTCATTCTGCTGGATTAATCTCAGGCGAGAGCTTACTTACCAATACTATGATATACTATCGTAAATGTCAGTTTACTTTGAAGAGTTTATACTTGACGGCGAAGAAATAGTCGAAGATGAGTTATGGGTATCCGGTGTTGTGCAGGTTGAGACTCACGATAAGGAGGTGGTTGACATTAATATCGGCGAGGTCGAATGGTCTAATGCTGATGCCATTGAGTTTAAAGACATAGCCGAAGATGAGCAAGAACTGCTAATCCGATTTGTCTGCACTCAGCTAAAAATATCCCCAGAGGGATTAATCTGATTATGACAAAGAAAATCGCCAAGCCTGCGGCTAAAAAGCCAGGCCGCCCAAAGGGTTCTCGCAATATTATTAATGAGGAAACCCGCCAGGAGTTTTACTCGCTAGCACTCAAGAATGGATATGAGCCTGTTATTAAATGGGTTAAGGATATTGACATTCTAATTCTAAAAATCAAGGAAGAAGAATTACTAGGAGCATTAAAAGATTCCGGGTACATCATGTCAATGCTTAGGCTGATTTTCGACATGGAGAAGGAGATAAATGCATACTTCCTGCCTAAGCTCAAGCCAAGAGATACTCAATCTTCTGAGAAATCGTCTGGCGGCATTGTAGTCAATCTAGCAGACCCGTTTAGCAAACACCGCAACGCCGAGAGGGTTCGTGATCTAGGGGACACAGAAGTAGTAGTTGAAGAGGAAGAGAATGAGCAAAAGAAGTAAAGACTTAATTGTCACTCCCGAAGTCCAAATTCCACCCCCTTGGTTTGAGGGGCGAGAATACCAAATGAAGCTATGGGATTTTGTGACCGGAGGTGGCAAGAATGCTGTAGCACAGTGGCACAGGCGGGCGGGCAAAGATTTGCTATGCCTATTACTAATCGCTCACATGGCAATGCGCCGAGTAGGAACCTACTGGCACATCTTCCCCACATTTGCTGATGGAAAGAAAGCTATCTGGAATGGCATTACCAATGATGGCGATAGATACACCTCCGTGTTCCCGATGGAGATAATTGAGACCGAACGTGGCAACGAACTGTTCTACAGGTTCAAGAATGGCTCAGTCTATCAGATGATCGGAGCTTCCGAGCCGGATAAGCTAAGGGGAACTAATGCTATTGGCTTCGTTTACTCGGAGTATGCTTACATGAATAAGCGGGTAGCAACGGTTCTTGATCCCGTTATCGCCGCTAATAATGCTTGGCAGGTTTGGATTTCAACACCAAGAGGCGCTAATCATTTTACAGATTTATACGACATTGCTAGCGAGGAGCAAGAGAAAGACCCTAAAGCGTGGTTTGCTGAGACTCTAGATGTTGATGATACGCTCCAAAATAACGGCAAGCCCGTAATCCCCAATGAGGCCATCGACCTAGAGCGCAAGAAGGGTAAGGATGAGTGGAAGATTCAGCGGGAGTATTACTGTAGCAGAACCTCTCCAGTTGAGGGGTCATATTACGGCAACCAAGTAAACCAAGCATTCGAGGAAGGCCGGATTGATGATTGCCCGTATGATCGAACCAAGGAAGTCCACGCCGCATGGGATCTGGGTTACGCCGATTACACTGCTATTTGGTTTTTTCAACTGGACGACAACAAAGTCAGGCTCATTGATTACTACCAAGCCACAGGGGAAGACTTTGCACACTATGCTAAAATACTAAGAGAGAGACCCTACGTTTATGGTACTCATATTGGGCCGCATGATTTATTGCAGCACAAAATGGGTTCAACGACATTTCAGGATGCTAAGAGAAATGGAATAAACTTCAAGGTTCTACCTAAATCGGGTAGGGCTGACGGGATTGAGGCCGTAAGGTCGCTATTTAGCAGGTGCTACTTTGACAAGAAAAAAACAGCAACCGGAGTAAAGTGTCTCAAGGCTTATAGAAAAAAGTCAGTGATGACGGAAGATGGAGATGAAGTATTTACAGATCAACACGTTCACGATGAAGCCAGCCATGGAGCTGATGCCTTTAGGTATCTAGCAATGGGCCTGCGTCAGTACTCACTCACCAAACGGGAAGGCCTCTCAAAGATGCCGACAACTGCTAGCGCAGAATATTCTTTTAACAAATCAAATCGTCGTAACAGACAAACCACAGCACTATAAATTATGGGATCATTATTTGGCAGTAGCACACCCTCAGCCCCAGCCGCACCTGCACCCCCACCTCCGGCTCCAACACTGCCAACCGCAGCCGATGAATCCGCAGAGGCAAATGCTGCTCGAAGAAAGAAGAACAAAGCACGAGCTGCCAGGAATGCGGTTGGACTCAGCGAGTCAATTATAAGCAATAAAAATACAGGGCAAGCTAACTTAGGTGCATAGATAATGCCTCAATCATTTGGTAAGGAATTAATGCGGATTCACGAGACTCGTCGTGCCGCCAGAAATTGTTATGAGGAAACATGGGAAGATTTGCTACGAGTTGGCAGGCCTTCCCAGAGGTCGTTCTTAAACAAATCAAACCAACCCCACCAGAAAGAGTCGGAGGATATTTTTGATAATACGGCAATGGTAGCAGCAGAGGATTTAGCCTCTACTATCTTTGTTTCCACCACCGACCCTGCACAGAACTGGCTTAAACTAACATTGAAAGACCCGTTGGAAGCTGATATACCGGATAATGCCGCATGGCTAGCATTGGTATCAAAGCTGATTCTAGCAAATTATGCCAACACTGAGAGTAATTTCTACAGCTCGGCGCTAGAGTCTTCCATTGATACTGTATGGTACGGGACAGGTGTGGAGTCCCAGATTGTTGATACCTCCCAAAAAACTACTTACTTCAAGACTTGGGCACTAGCGGATATTTATTTGGATGAGAGCGCTAAAGGTGAGATTGATCGCATTGATCGAGTTTTCCGATTGACTCAGCGTCAGGTCAAGCAGATGTTTGCCAAGTCAACAGACTTTATTCCATCGGCGCTAGAGAAGCAGTTGAAAAATGAAGATGCCAATATGCGTCTTGAGTTTGTTGAAATGATTTTCCCTCGTGATGAGTACGATAGCAGTAAGAGCGATAAGGCTAATCGCCCATACCAAAGCGTTATTTTATTTAAGGAAACAGGAGACATTATCCGTGAAGACGGTTATCACGATTTCCCATTCCATGTATCACGCTGGACTAAAGAGGCCGGAGATGTTTACGGCTTCGGGTTAGGAATGAAAGCCCTACCTACAATCAAACAGCTACAGACGGCCAAGCGTGAGTGGATCGCGGCAGTTGAGGTTGCTAACAGGCCACCGTTAATAGTTGAGGATGACTCCATTCTTGATGGTGTAGGTCTTGGGGCCGGTCACTTAAATATTTCTACTAACCCGCTCAGTCAGGGAATGCCTATCGTTCCAATGCAGCTAGGGACTGTCCCGCAGCAAGCATGGCAGGCAATTCAAGATTTGCGATCAGAGGTTAATGGATTCTTTTACAACGATGCTACTCAGATTGCCAAGAAGCGTGAGCGGCAAACAGAGTCAGAGGTTCTTATTCTCCAACAGGAGCAAATTCGTAAGATTCGTGCCGTTGTTGGCCGAATTGAGCGTGAGTCTATTAATAAGAAGGTCATTGCTACCTATAATGCGTTAAATCGCATGGGTGTTATTCCGGCTCCACCTAATCAGATTAAGTCCAAACTGGATATTGTTTATGAGAATGCCGCTGCTAGAGCGCAGAAGCAATCTGGTATTCAAGAGCGTGCAGGCTTCCTGAACCGTGTAGCAACCTACGCCCAGTTCGACCAATCAGTAGCAGCTCACTTGAACGTAGCAGAGGTTCTTCGCCTGGACGCTCAAGATTCAGATCAACCTCGCTCTATTCTCAAGACACCTGAGCAGGTGCAGGAAGAGCAGCAGGCCGCCGAAGAGAAGCAGCAGCAGCAGATGATGATGGAGAATGCTGGAGGTCTGGCAAAGGGAATAAAAGACCTTTCTGATGCAAACGTGTTACCTTCTCAATAATTGTGTGTTACAATTCGTTAAGTGGACGAACCTGCACAGAATAAATCACTTTTAGCATTCAGGACAGACCTGCACGAGTTGTTTCATAAACACCCCGCAGGCCATCGCACCCTTCGCAGGCTCATGTCCTACTATGGCGTGTTCTCCGTAGTCAACTCGAAGGACGCCCGAACCTCGGATATTGTCCTAGCAAAAAGTGATGTAATCCTAGAGATTATCAAGCTAGCAGCTATCCCAGAGAGTACCTACAGAAACTGGAGCGCTATTAGCATTCACGAAGACGATTTAACACTAACTGACACACTAAGACTAATAAAACTATCCATAAAATTATGCCTGAAGAAAATACACCTGTAGAAACCCTGCCCGTAGAAACCCCTGATTGGAAGTCAACACTTCCAGAGGAGTTTAAAACAAACCCTTTAATTGAGCAGACCAAAGATATTGGCTCATTGGCATCTCAGGCCATTAGTTCTGAGTCAGAGCTAGGCAAGGCTCGCACCCGCATTAAAGACTTGGAAGGCAGTCAAGGAGCCCAGCTACCTACAGGAGAATCAACCCCCGAGGCATGGGCAGAGTTGTTTAAGACGCTAGGCCGCCCAGAGGATGCGGCGGGATATGGATTTGAGAAGCCAGACCTGCCGGCAGAGGTTCAGTATGATGAGAAGCTAGACGGATGGTTTGCGGAAGCTGCCTTAAAGGCTGACTTGCTACCTAAGCAGGCTAACGCTCTCCGTGATGAGTGGAATACCATTATCCCAGAGATGCAGAAGGCTGACCTTGAGGCCAAGTACAAAGCGGGAGAGGAAACGCTTAAGTCTGAGTTTGGAGTCGAGGGGTATAAGCAAACGCTGAATGAAGCCCTCACCGTGCTAAAACAGAACGTAGCAGAGGCTGAATGGCCAGCGCTAGCACAAGAACTGGATCAATCCATGTTAACGTATAGCCCCCGCCTCGTGTCATCATTGAAGAAAATCTTTGATGAGCATTACTCAGAAGCTGAGGTTATTGACGGCAAGAACGCCCCTACTAGTCAATCCCTGAAAGAGATGGAAATTGAGTTTGAAGGATTTATGAAGGAGAACGGTAGCAAGCTGGTAAATAATGATAACAGTCGTGAACACCAAGAAATCAAGCAACGCTATCAGGACATGCAACAGAAACTAGTCCGAGCAAGGCTAGCAATGAGGAAGTAAGTACTTCTTATGCTATAATTGTCTCATGTAAGGGGTGGCTACATCGTAGTCCTTTATGACATACGGAAAGACGTGACTCATCGCTGAGTATAAATGCTAGGCAAGTCCGATTTATCGGGTGGCTTCCGACCAATAATACTAAT